TGTTGCAGTTTGTTCTTTTTTGACAATCTTAATCAGACCCCAATCTTCTAATAGGTTTGCAATAGCGTTCCTACGAGATAAATCGTTTTCTGTGATATCGGTTGGCTTTCCATCAAGTGCGAACAATTCCTTGAAGTGCACTAAGTAGTAAAGACCTTTCTTGTGCAGGATATGACAAGATTGGTATAGTGTTCTGTCTTTTTTGGATGCTACACCGATACGAGTTAGAGTCTCTCTGACTTTGAGAAAATCATCTTTTTCATTCAAAGTCACCTCAACTAAATCGGTAATATTAATCATTTTTTCATTCCGCCTTTATCTATTCTTATTTTTATTTCAGCGATTTGCTCATCTGTAAGAATACGTAAAGCCTCTTTGGCCTTAGCATTTGAGTAGCCAAAGAACTCTTTCACTACATCAATATTCTTTTCTTTGTCGGACTTTTGCCACGGTTGAAATTTCCGTTTCATAGGTCTGATGGTATTTAGAAGATACTGGTATTGCATATCCACATCAAGTTCAGGGAACTTGTTGATTTCATTGACAAACAATACACAATCGCTGTGATAAGACAGGGAACGGTTAATGATAAATGACTTATAGTCCTTACGGTCTACTTCGTCATTTATGACACATTTCTTAGTTTGGAGTATGGAGGGTATAATCTCCTTAAACATGTCCGGCATTTCAAAACCTCATAATATATTTTTTATTTTCAACAAATGTAATCTTCAGACTGAATTCTTTTTTGATTTGTCCTTTATAAATTGAACTAAATTTTTTGCTCTTTTAGACTTGGCATCTTCAGTTTGTAGATTAAACATTGCTACCATATTAGTGTTTAAATGTACATTTCTTACTGTGGCATCTTGCTTTGAAAACCATTCTTCAGCAACCTTTTCCCATCCACCACCAAGCTGTTTAAAATTCTTACCTTTTAAATGCTGTTCTAAGCAATATAATAGATGAGAAATCCTCTTTCTTATTGTTGATCCCCTATTCCATTCACCAGCAGTTTTTGGAATTTCTTTGTGGGTTTCAAGTTCTTTAATAGCAAAAGTAATACCATCTGTTACACCTTCTACACAAACACCGGAATTGCCAAGAGTGATGTCTGTAAAAAACTGGTCTACTTTGTCTCGCTTATCGGTATTTGCATATGTCCTATATGCCATTAGAGCGGCGGCTAGAAGACCATGGTCACCTTCCCAAACCTTCTTCTTAATTGATATAATATTGTCAACAATCGCAAATTCATTGATGAATTCAACAATTGCATTTGTTAATGGTTCTCTTAATTTCAATGATGTTTTAGTTCCAAGGTGGATATCGTTAACGACTTTAAGAGCGGATATAAATTTTCCATTTTTAATTTTATTGCTCTTCGACTCATAGCCGATTGCTCTTAAAATACCACTAGCCTTATCTTCTGTGCTTTCAACAGCATCTTGACTGTCGTATTGATTATAAATTTGTTCCATTTCCTCAATTGTTGAAACTTCATAAACTGTAGCCAACATATATTCAGGCAATATATTAACGTGTCCACGTTTATACGCTAATTGTCTCGTACATCCGTCCGTCAGAAAAACTTGACCTTTGGTGTAATTTTTTTCAAGGTATTTTGCATTTTTTGTTAGAACGCATATGGCAATACACATATGACTTGGTTGAAAAGTAGTCAAATTTTTAAATGTAGCGGGCCTTTGAAGTCTTGCTTCAGTATTCCTCTGAAATGGATTTACTTCCATTGATAACCAAAACTGAGTATCCAATGGTGTTTGATACACTTTGTTACCGGTTATCGTCAATTCTGTTTTTGGTTTTTGATAATTTCCGATTGTTTTTTTAAATTTAGTTGTTAATTCCGCCATGATATATTCCTCCTATTTAAATTCCATGTTAATCATAATCTCGGTAAAACAAGCCATCAGATTAATTTCATGGTCTGCAACAAATGCCGCTTGATATTGATATTTTGCAAGAATCAAAACAAGTTCTGGTACTGAATTAGGCTTCAATTCGTCATAAAGAGTATCGTAGATTGTTCTAAAGATGCGTGTTGGATCGTTATCCAAGTTGCTGATAACCCATTTGCGAACACCACCAAAGTCTTTTTCTTTAAATGCTTTCAGTAATTCGCCAAGTTGAAGTTCACCGACAGAGGCTAGGACACCTTCGTCAATAGTACCGCCAGCAGAATATCTTTGCAATTCATTTAGAATTCTACGATTATCTGGAAAGTATTTTGCAACTAGAGCGGCAACTACAGGTTTCTTGAATGATATTTTTTCTTCGTCAAGAATGTATTCTACACGTTTAAAGAATTGTGTTGCTAGTTCTTTCTTAGAACCATTAGTCTTAAAATCGACTACCGCACATCTTGAATGTAACGGTGCGATGATACGGTTCTTATAGTTACATGTGAAGATGAAAGAACAGTTCTTAGAGAACTCTTCCATTGCACCACGCAACGCTGGTTGGGTTGAATTTGGGTTTAGATAGTCAGCCTCATCTATGATGATAACCTTGCGTCCACCCCCAAAACTCATCGAGGATGCATAGTGCTTTATTTTAGTTCTAAATGTATCGATACCGGATTCATCTGAACCGTTGATAACTAGATAGTCACAACCAACTTCATCACACAATGCTCGTGCAACAGTTGTCTTACCGATACCAGGACCGCCAGCAAGTAGCAAGTTAGGTATCTTACCATCTTTTACATACTCTTGAAAAGTTTCTTTAATCGAAGGATGTAAAATACAATCTTCAATTTTATGTGGACGATACTTCTCCACCCATAACATGTGGTCTTTCATTCAAATACTCCATAATATAATATAAAAAATTAAGCATCAAGTGCTACACGCTTCCACTCATCACCAATTTTAAGCCACAATCTGTCATCTTTACCAACAGCCATATGTACTTCGTTTGTTCCTTTAAAATCGTTCGACACAAAAACCATACCATGAGTTTGTGAATTATTATATTCAGCTTCTTTTTCTTCCAGTGACCTATTGTCAGAATGGAGAGATATGATACCAGAAACAGCATCTGAAGGTGCAAGTTGTGCGAAGTCAGTTTTGATTGGTTTCGGTACAGGAACAACAATAGGATCATTATTTGCCATGGCGGCAGATGCTCCCGCAACTGCTACCCCTAGCAAACCGAAACCTCTTAAAAAGGTTCTACGACTCATTTTACTTCCTGTACAGCACCGTAAAGGGTTTCAAACTCTGCACTTTCTGCAACTTCTGCACTAAAGTTTTGTTTGAACTTTACTTTTGCCATTTTCTTAATGATTTTCTTAGGAATCTTTGTAGCATCAAAAGATAAGTTAATGATGTCTGAAATAGATTCATTAAGTGCTTGTATCTTTGTCATACAAATAACAATCTCTTCAATATTACCTTTTAGGTCTTTGAGTTGTTCTTCATCGAATGTACCGTATAATGTATTTACTTTTAAAGTCATATTTACTCCCAAGACTCAAGTGTAATCCAATAAACTAAATCAATTGCAGAATTAGTGAATTGGGCAAAGTTCTCGCTAAAAATTACTTCGTATTTACCAGGAATCAATTTAAGATTCTCAGTTTTAAATGTTGCTTTAAAAGCCTCACCATCATAGTCTGCAATTTCAATTTTGTTGATATGTGATGCATCATTCTTTTCTTCATAAGAAGTTGCATACACTTTAGTACCGTCAGATTCGATTGTAATGGAATCATGTTTTAGTACGTGTGCGCTTTTAAGAATAGAATTAAGATTGTCTTCTGTCAAAGTAACTTCTGCTAAAGTTTCATCAATCTCTAGGTCACCATCTGGTGCACAAACAATATTGTTCTTTGCGGCCTTACGATATGTAATTTTGCTTTTTGTTGATGCGCTTTTGAAAACTACATCATTACCTTTAAAGTCTAGTTCGGTATCTTTGTACAAGGTATGTACTGTTAAGAACTCGTTCAAATCATAGATGCAGAAATCTTCCGGAAAGTCATCTTTGACTGTTGTTTTGACCATGATGTTCTTCAACGGTGAAACAGTTTTAAGTATTTTACCTTTCTTGAACTCGATGTTCTGATTGATACCAGCAAGATGCTTTAAGGTATCTATTGTTTCATTTGATAATTTCATTTGTTCTCCATAATGTAAAAGTTAATTATAGCCTTTTTCATGTTCTTTGTCAAGGGAATATTTAACATCATGTTCATATAAAAACATTAAGCAACACATTGCATGTGCTAAATGATTCATACCAGTTTCGGGGTCGAGTTGTTCACCTTCTTTCCATGCCCATATGTGTCGTTCCATTGCATCAAAGTATCTGCGTTTAGAATCAGGTACATGTTTCCAGTTATCTCTTTCATACTTCTGTGCACCAAAAGTAAGAACTTTTACAACTTCTTTTAGGGCAAGAGGCGGTAACAAACCATATTCTAGTTTATTACCGTCAAACTTACGACCGCCAGTTGTTGCTGTTTGGGAAGCCTTTACAACATCAATGGCGGTTTTCATTACAGTTCTCCAACAAAGTTTGCTACTGCTGGCATATCACCTTTGAAGTGATAAGTTCCGATGTGGTCGGTTTTCATCCATGGGCATAACCAGATTTTACCACCGATGTTTCTCCACCATTGACAGAACATATAATCTTCAGATAGGTATCTTTCAGATTTATCGTCAATAACAGTATCAAAGTAAGCATGAATGTAACGTGTACCATCAAAGTGTGCTTGTCCAACATGGTCTGGTTTGTATCTGAACTCAGGATAAGCGAGTTCCCACTTAGGAAATACTTCACGTTTAACCATCATAAAACCAGTACCAATTTCCATAACTTCTAAAGGTTCTGTTACATTAAATTGTGCAGTACCTTTTACAGGATTAAACACATAGTCACCAGTAACATTCTCAAGCAATTGAGGATCAATGTCTGGATTTCTTTCTAAGGCTTTCTTAACTGAACGCCACTTGATTGCTTTCTTAGGATATGGTGCACCAATAACTTCACGGTCAATTGCTAACATTGCAATAACGTCTTGTGGGTTAAAGTGAATATCGGCATCTAAGAATAATAGATGTGAACAGTCTGAACGATGCAAGAATTCATCTACAAGATAATTTCTAGCACGAGTAATTAAGGATTCATTGAAGAGAAACGAAAACTTAATTCGAATTCCGTACTGCATACAAATTGCTTGCAAGTCTAAACAGGCTTTTGCATACAACCCGTGATTGTTACCACCGTACATAGGTGTGGCTACAAATAGACTCTTTTTTTGTAACTCTTCTTTTTTTATTGAAATTTCCATTTGCTCTCCAAATAATAAAAAAGGATGCCCGAAGGCATCCTACGAACTTAGGCAGTCACTGGTGAACCGTTGTGACGGCGGCTAAAAGAATAGCCAGCGGCCAAAGCATACTGCACTAGAGACTTAGTTGCTGGTCCCATTGTGTAGTAATTGATTGTTTTGCCTTCACTATTGCGGCGTCTACCAGTGTAGATGCAATGACCTTCTTTGCGAAGTTCTTCAATACGTGCTGGAACGTTTGCAACACCGAAACGTGCTTTTGCTTGTGAAACTGTAAAAGTTTGCTCGTTTTTCAATGCTTGCAACATTTTTTGTTTTGCTGATAATGTAGTCATTCTAACTCCTATAATAAAAAAATAACAATAAACCTCAATCACTTGAGTATGACAATTATACTACTATTTAATACATTTGTCAATGATTTCTGCGGTACACTTACGGTTTGTAGAACACAAATACCGGTTCATACTTTAACCACATACCATTCACCTTACAGAAATTCTTTGCTTTGGGTAATCCTGTTTCCGAATCAACACGATTCCCACCTGGCATTTGTGCTAATGCCATTTTAATCTTACCTTTATATACCATTCCTAATGATTCTAGTATATCTTGACTGTCTTTTTCTAGTGGTAACATATCACCACCGAATACTGCATCTGCAATGTTCCATAATATATATCTATCATTCTTCAACCATTCAACAGCAGTTTCTAGTGTAGGACGTAGGAAGCCTTCTCTCCATTCATCATATTGACCGAACTTCTTATAAGACTGCTCAGGATCTTCTGAATAAGCCTCTTTAGCAAAGTATGGTGGTGAAGTGAATATTAAATCGATAGTGCCTTTGTGTTTCTGAAAATTCTCGTCAAACTGAATAACTTCTGAACCTAATTGGTAGATTTCAGTTTTAGTTTGTTGTACTTGATGTGAAAACAAACCACCTTTTTTAACATTTTTACGGTAGAAGTCTGCAATCTCATCATACTTAGTTCTACCAGTTGTTGTCGTGTGGTCTGTATTTGGGTCAGTACCAATATATAGAACGTTTCTATCATCTTTGATACTCATTGCACCAAGAAGTCTTCCTGCCCATCCTGAAGATGGATCATAGATTTTAATCAGTTCTTGGTCTTTAAATGACTCTGTAAAACGCTCATACAAGTACTTGGCTGTCAATGGCGGGAAGTTTACAGCATACTGACAGAAAGATACTCTGAACGCTTTTAAACCTATTGGAAAGACTTTCTGGCCGTGTTCGTAGAATCTAATAACTGCATGTTCAGACTTATCAAAGTTGAGATTTGATTTGCTTAATGCCGGTATTAAATCACCTAGTTCGGTAATCTCATCTTTACTGATTGTAAGGTATTTTGCATTTTTCAGTTCTTCGTTGTATCCGTCATATTCGGTAGTAATATCTTTTGATT